GGGGAGGGAAAACGCGAGCAGTTTGTATTCCAGATATTTGGACACAATCTGTTCTTAAGCCTATTCATTTATATTTAATGAATGTACTTAGACGAATGCCTTGTGATGGTACTTTCTCTCATCCAGCGTTAGCCAGACGGGTGAAAGCATTTACAAACCATCACGGTCTGTTCTGTTACGATCTGACAACCGCAACAGACAGATTCCCGTTAGAAGTCCAGAAGAGGATACTTAAGCCTCTAATGGGTGATCTAATAGAAGGTTGGTCTGATCTTATAGTTAATAGAGATATTAAATATAAGAAAGAATTTCTAAGATATGGTGTTGGACAACCCATGGGGATGTTAACCTCATGGGCAGCCTTCACTATATCTCATCACATCATCATAAATTACTGTAAGAATGATAAATCATTTTATGCAGTAATTGGTGATGATATGGTGTTGCATAATGAGAAGGCAGCCTTGAAGTATAGACAGGTAATGTCTGATTTAGGAGTTGATATTTCGGAGTCTAAGACTCTGATACCAAACCAAATCAGCAATACCGCGGAAATAGCAAAACGTTACTTTCGTAACGGTAATGATATTTCCCCTATACCTCCAAGAGTACTTTTAGAAAGTTCAAAGAACTTATCAGGGTTCTTTGAATTTATAGAAGTACTAGCGTCCCGGACCGGCAATTTCCAGGATTTCCCTGGACTGAGCTGGTCTGAAACATTATCTCGGGTTTGGAAACAAAACCGAGATAGTGAGTCAGAGGCAGCCCGGGCTGTACTAACTTGTCCCATGAACGATTACTTTCCATTTCTGAAAAGAAACCAAAAGGCGATCGCGCTCCTTACGGAGGTAACGAGCCCTTGGGACAGATCAAAAGATTCTATGATTAAGAATTCTTTTGATAGATTCATCTTAGATGAAACTGTTAGACAGCTTAATGGCAATAAACTAGTCTTAAAGGCTAGTGGAATGCCACCAAGTCGCCCAGGCCCCAATGAGCCCAGAATTAGTCCACTTATCGAATCATACCTATCCCAAAAGGAGAAGGATATGATGAAATATGTGAGACTATACGTGGGTACCTATATAGATGAAGAGGGTGACTCTTTTGAGCCTACTCCTCAAAATCTTTTAGAATACCTACTTTCTGAGCCTGATCCCCTATCTCCTAAAGATTTCCAAGAGAAAAGGAAGATCAGAAGGACGCGCAGCCTGAATTTGATCGAAAGATTCTGGAAAGAAAATAACAGAATCTTCCGAATTAGA